AAAAAGCAAATAAATTAGAATTATTAGAACACCTTCATACAGTTCTCATACAAGAATTGTTAGACAAGGTTAAAAGTGGAGCAGCAAAACCTGGTGATCTTAACGTAGCAAGACAACTGTTGAAGGATAATGGTATTGAATGTATTCCAACAGAGAAAAGTCCTATGGAAGATCTTATGTCAAACCTTCCAGACCTTGATGTAATACCTGCTTTAGAAAGATAGTTTCATAACATGCAAAGTTACATACAGCCCAGTATTGGATCTTTGTCATTTAATAAAGATATAGATTGCCAAAATATAAAAGTAACGGAATTTACAGTTGAACCTGTAAGTATTCAAAGAGTAAAAAGTTTTATTGAAAAATGGCATTATTCAAATAATGTAAACGGTTTAAATGTTTCTTTAGTATTTGGTTTGTTTTATAAAAATGAATTAATTGGTTCAATTATTTATGGTTCATTATCTATGGCAAACACATGGAAAAAATATGGATCTAAGGAATCAGAAGTTATTGAATTAAAAAGATTATGTTGTATTGATAAAACTAAAAAAAATACAGAAAGTTATTTTATTGGTAAAACTATAAAATTCTTAAAAAAATTTACTAAATATAAAACAATAGTATCTTACGCTGATCCTTTTCATAATCATCAAGGAACAATTTATAAAGCAAGTAATTTTATTTATCAAGGATTAACATCTAAAGGTAAAGTTATAAAGTTTGAAAACAAAATATATCACGACAAGACTATAAGATCAGTTGATGATAAAAAAAGAATTAAACCTTTTGCTTTAAAAATTAAAGAAGCACTTAGAAATAAACAAGCAGAATATATTAATACACCAGGTAAACATATTTATATTTTTAAAATTAAAAGAAAAAACAACGACAAAAATATAAAAAATAATATTTTTAAAACAGAACAAACAATATTACCTATCTATGCAACCGCTTCCTGAGAAACTACAAGACTTTAGATACTTTCTAATTATTACTTGGCGTCATTTAAACCTACCTGACCCCACACCAGTTCAATTAGACATTGCTGAGTATTTACAATACGGACCTCGTAGAAAGATCATACAAGCCTTTAGAGGAGTAGGTAAAAGTTGGATAACATCCACTTATGTCGTGTGGAAACTACGGATGAATCCACAATTAAAGTTCCTTGTTGTCTCTGCAAGTAAAGACAGAGCAGATAATTTCTCTACATTCACCATGCGTCTTATCAATGAGATGCCAATATTAGCTCCATTGCGTCCAGAAGACACTCAGAGAAACTCAAAGATTAGTTTTGATGTTGGGCCTGCATCTGCTGATCATGCCCCTTCTGTAAAATCTCAGGGTGTCTTGGGACAGATGGCAGGTAGTAGAGCAGATGAGGTGATTGCTGATGATGTGGAAGTACCAAATAACAGCTTTACTCAACCGATGAGAGACAAGTTAAGTGAGGCTGTAAAAGAATTTGATGCCATACTGAAACCCAACGGTAAAATTACCTTTCTCGGTACACCACAAACAGAACAATCTTTATATCTAACCCTTGAAGAACGTGGATATACAACACGCATATGGACTGCACGTTATCCAGAACTTAAAAACAACTATGGAGATAGACTTGCTCCTAAATTAGCTCAGAAGCTATCAGAAGAGCTTGTAAAGCCTAAAGATCCTGTTGACCCTGATAGATTCTCATCAATAGATCTCATGGAACGTGAAGCTTCCTACGGACGTTCTGGGTTTTCTCTACAATTCATGCTAGATACTAGCCTTAGTGATCAAGACAGATACCCTCTCAAACTATCAGACCTAATAATCTCTTCAGTAAACCCAGACCATGCACCAGAAAAAGTAATTTGGTCATCATCACCCGAATACGTAATCAAAGAATTACCCTGTGTAGGGTTTAATGGAGATCACTTCTACAGACCTGCACAGCAGTTCGGTGATTGGATTGAATATACAGGCTCAGTTATGTTCATTGACCCCTCTGGTAAGGGTAGAGATGCCACAGGTTACGCTGTAGTAAAGATGCTAAACGGTAATCTATATGTCCCAGACGCTGGTGGTCTTAACGGTGGATACTCAGATGCTGTTTTAACAACACTATCCAAGATAGCTAAGACAAATAAGGTAAATACAATCCTTGTTGAATCAAATATGGGTGGTGGTATGTTTGCTGAACTGTTAAAACCCTTTCTTCTCCGCTATCACCCTTGTGAAGTACAAGACGTACGCAATACAAAGACTAAAGAACTACGCATAATAGATACCCTTGAACCTGTTATGAACTCTCACAGACTTATATTCGACCGTAAGGTAGTGGAAAAAGACTATAGATCCAACCCTAACGAAGCACCAGAGCGTAAATTAAAACTTCAACTCTTCTATCAAATGTCTCGCATAACAAAACATAGAGGTTCTCTAGTACACGATGACATCCTTGATGCTCTATCAGGAGCAGTTGCCTACTGGACTGAATATATGAACCAGGATGAAGACCGTAATATCAAATCTCGTAAAGATGAACTCCTTAGAGTTCACTTAGATAACTGGGGGTCATACCTAAATAACACCGTCACTCAAACAGCCCTAGGCATGTCCCCCACTCAGATAAGTAATTCTAATGGAAATACCGATGGATTTATAAGCAACACTTATTAGGTACTATCTGTAGATAAATAACCCCATGAAAGGGGGGGACTATAGGGGGGGATAGCGACCATAGATTCCCAAAGTAATTAAAGACCTAAAATAAGATAGTCAATAGATACCAAATAAGCAGTGAACAAGCAGAAAATAAGATAAAAATAAGCAGATGATAGTTGTTAATAGTTAATACATTAGACTATCCACCCACAGCATTTCTCAATAAAATATAACTATAGGTACTTATACAACCTATAGTCCTCTATAAGACTCTTCTGGGCAGTCTTATAGAGGTTCTTATAGTCTCTTATAGTCAATCTTTAAGTTATCTTATAGTTAACCTATAGTTACCTTATAAGTACTACTAAAAAGTTTTTGACACAAAAATTTGAAAGGTTTACGCATATATACAAAACTAAAAATCCCCCCTTGTATGTAGACTTTTTGCGTAGATTCTTACTATAACTACAGTCTTTTTATTGCAGTACTGTCTATATGACAGCTCTGCAAGCTAGTCATAGATAGGGTTCTAGGAACTTTGGACACAATAATGGACAATTTGGACATAAAAAATAGAACATAGGGGGGTGTATAGGGGTCTATTGTTGCAAAGTGTTAAGAATTTGTTATTTTATTTTATCGATGCTCACCACTTAGTAATACTACAGTCTAGTACTAGCTAACTAATAGTTATCTAATAGATAGCAGTACTAAGCCCCAGAACTTATTAACCAAATGGAATCTTTAAAGCAAGATGTTATTTCTTATATGATCTCTCAATTAGAGGATCAAGTAGGCCTAGATAATGATGTATCAGATTTACACCATTATTTACTTAATGAAGATTATTTCATTATTGGAACTTACCAGGCTAAACAATGGTTAAGTTCTTATGTCTTTGATGCTATCGAAGCAATAAAAGAATATGAGCAATCAAATTTTGGTGAAGTCTCAACAGATTTTTCTGATCCTGAGAAAGTTGCCAATATGTATGCTTACATTTTGGGTGAAGAAATATTATCTGATTCTGATATTTATCAACAAATACAGCTTGAGAAGAGCATCTTAGAAGAAGATGATATTAAAAACCTGGTAGAGGATCTTAAAGAGAATCTACTGGTTAAGTCTTAGACAATCCCTTAAAGCCTCTGCGGAGGTTTTAAAGGATTCTCTTAATAGAGGATTCTATTTTGCCCAGTTATTAATTATTGTCATGCTTACAAAGCAAGAAAAAAAAGAGTATAGGACGTTAGGAAAAATTATTCTTAATGGTTCTATTGATGAGGTTAATAAAATAACATCACGTTATTTAGAACTGAATCAAAAAAGATACAACCCTTTTTATGGGAGGGTTAATAAATGACTACTAACAAATTAGATGAGAGATACAGTATTAGTCTTGAATACTGCGGATATAAAGAACCACAGTATGTAACTAGATTCTGTGATGAGTGGTTAGGTTGTAAACCTACCAGGAGTGAAGCTTCAATAGTTGCTTTAGAGCATCGTATGGAGTTCTTAGAGGGGTTATTAAAATGACTATTACAAACCCTGACTTGGTAAGTGTAAGACTGCCTATATATTGGGCATCTTACATAGCTAATGATGTTAAAGACTCTTTAGAAGAGGGTGAAGAACAACTTATTAAAGAGACTTTAGATTTAATAGGTGTTAAACGTGAACATAACGCTGATGTTAAAGATGACGTTCATTTTGAACATGCCTATTATCCTGGCTTAGATGCCGGCGAATATTGTACTTATGTCTTTTATCAACTATGACCAACAACCACGAAGAGAGTCTAAAGGCCGCTAGACGTGCAGAAGCTGAACGTATATGGTTTGCTAATGAAGCCAGTGACGAGGAGCTTCTAGAAGTCTATAAGTCTTTAGATGTTAAAGAGCCTAATTAACTTTAGGCTTCTTTCTTTTTTTTATTTTTTATTATTCCTGGTCTTATTATCCGTAGCCGAACTTTAAATGAACCTATTAAGAATTTTTTTATTTTGAATTTTTAACAGGCTCTTTTGAGTCTATTGTCCCAGATTTTTATTTAATTATGAAAGTAAAAAACTTTTCTAATATCCCTATCGAATTTCTTATAGGAAGTTGTATAACTTTATC